ACGTTTTCGTTAATCAATGAAGCATCTTTTAATTGCTTCTCGGTTATGAATAGGGCTTTTTGGCTCATGCTTTCGGTTTTACTAAGGTTTGCATCCAAGTGTGACGGCACGATGGTCTTGAACGCCCATCAATAGGACTGGTGTACCAACCACCTCTACGCTCCCAAACACTGTACCCCATGATTTGCGAAATTTGGTTAATGTCTTGACGAGTGTAATACCTTCCGAGGTCAACCATTTTCACACAAAATTCACGGCTTCCTGCGATCAACTTTTGTGGACCAAACTCGGGAAGTACGTCGTATTTGTACATGACTTGCACCAATGGTTCACCTTCGGGATTACGTGGCTTAATAAAGTCCTTTGCGGATTCTCCAAGCTCTTTTAACGCTCCACGTATATTGATAGCCTTTGCTTCAATAAGTGCGCTTATACGGTCTGAAATTAGTTCTATTGACTTTCCCAACTTTTCCGCTAATTTATCCGAAGTAATTGCAGGGTCTTTCTCAATCATTTTCAAAATGTCCGCATCAAGTTCGGCATATTCGGAAGCAAATTCTTGCTCCAATAACTCGAAGCCATAACGCATAGGTCTGCGTGTAATTTCCTCAAACTCGGAAGCGTCACGGCCAAACTTTTGAAACAACGCTAACTCATCTTTCTCTTTGCGAAAATCTTGGTGCGTAAATGACTGCGGTTGTTCAGTAACGGTTACTTCGGCCAAAGGTGGCAAACCTGCCTTTTCTCGCAGTTCGTCTTTGGTCATGATTTGAAGCAATGACTGCTCCGTTAATCTTTCAGTGATCGGTTCAGTTGGTTCGATTTCTAACACGCCCAAACCATTGAAAGAAAAAATGTAGTTGAATACCTTTTCCAACTTTTGAACTCGGTCGTTTACATAAACCGCCTTAAATAGTTCGTATGCTTCCACCAACTCAGAACGTCCACCAAGTTGCCCTGAAACACGTACACCAAACAACATCGGGGAGGTTACGCGGTGAGCAACAAAGATTTCAGTTTGGATGGTTTCGTTAAGAATGTTAAACTGCTTATCGAGGTCGTTAGCGTTTAATGGCTCAATCTTTAATCCAGTGTCCGCACTATCGTTAAAGTTCACCACGATACGCTCCCCGTCATCGCCTTTTAATTGCTTTTGTAATTGGCGTTTGATTTCCCTTTGCTCTTCGTTCGAAGGCACTCCATTATTAAAGTTAAAAAGAAATCCACCAAGGAAACCGTTACGTAAGTTGTTCACGTGGTAATTGGCAATACGTGCATCCGTTTCGATGTAGGCAAGCGCACCCAAGTATTCGGGAATGGGGTAGTATCTAACGCTCGGAGCGTATGAACAGTAATAGAATAGTTGCTTACCCAAACGTTTTTCGGGGTCGAATGGCATATACTCCGTAAGTCCTTCGGGGTCTCCAAACTCCTTCCACTCATCTGCGTAATAAAACTTGCTTCCATCGACGTTACGACGTAGGTTACCAAAGTTTTTATGTGCGATTTGGCTAACCTTACCGTTCATATTCCACACGATTTCCAAGGCAAACCCGTTAAAAATTTCAAAGTCAAGTGCGGTTTTGTAAAGAATATCGTTTAAATCGTCGTATGGGTTTGGGTTCTCTAACAATCGGTTCAACTCACCAAGCATTTCGCTCGGTACTTTGTCGGCTTCGTAAGTCCACCCATTACCCGTGATATAGTTTACCTTCCCGTTTACAATAGCGTTATGCTTTGCGCTACGTTGGTACATTTCCAACAAATAATCGGGGTATCGGTTATGTTCTCCGTACATCACATAATCCTTACCGTTCGCAACCTTGTACTCGGGTAACTTCGTTTCAAAGTCCTGTCGTACAATAGGCGAACTGGTAGGCATACCATACGCATTTTTTACTCTTCTTGAACTCATAAATTTGGCTCGATATAAGTTGTATTGTTTTCAAATACGATGTCGGTGTTTTCATTCGCCAACACTTCGTATAATCCAACTTCCAACACGTTTAAAATTTCTTCGCTTTCAGGGTTGACCGCTCCTTCATTACCCTCGTACAATGTATATAAACACTGACCAACGGGTAAATTCCCAACATTGCAATCCCAAGCATCAAAACGGCCAGTAAATGGACTAAGGTTTTGAGATTTTGGAAAGTCGAAAAAATAATCTTCATTGGTTGCTACGTGGTGAATGTTCAAATATACCCATGCACCGCTCACCATGTTTTCGGTAGCGGTAAAGTATAGGCGGTTAACTGCGTTCGTTGTGATCAACTGCATATTTATATAATGGGAAAAAACGAAAATGTAACGAATAAAAAAAGGGAGCGTAAACGCCCCCCTTCAAAATATGGAAAGTGTGTAGGTTTATGTATGTACTACAATCGTTCCTGAGAATTCAACAACGGGCGATTTCTCCATGGAAGTAAACGTCAAAGTCATTCCGTTCAAATCTCCCATGGCAGTGCCTGTTGCAGACGTTCCAGTGGTCAAATATACTCCGTTCTCCAATCCCATGATCCATTTTGCACCGTTACGGTCAACGGCTACAACGGCCAATTTAGCTTGCGCTAACAACTTCAACTCATTGCGAAGGCCTGCGGTTAGCTTAGGCAATACGATTGAAAGTTCTGTTTGATAAAAAGTAGTACCATTTTCAACGCTCGATGTTACCGTTTCGGTAAATTGAGCCGTATTCATTGGCAATTCATATTTATAAAACGAACCTGTTACTGTTGAAATTACCCCTGACGATTCAGCGCCATAGGTAATATCCCCGAAGTTTTCCAAGTAAACTTCTTTTAATCCACCAACGCTATCCTTACAAGCGAGAGTGTATCCTGCGGTTAATGCGCAACTCATATCTTTATTTTTTTATTTATGTTCAAAAAAAAGGGTGGGCGATTTCACCCACCCCCTCGGTTAATAGTTCAATCGTTCGATTAGGATGCAGCCATCATGAAACGAGCGCACTGGTCAGGGAATGCGATTTGAACGCCTGCCTTGAACTCACACACGAAACGAACTTCATCAGCTTCTTTTGCGTAGAAGATTTCGAAACGCTCTTCTTCGTTCAACAAATCTGTACCGAAAATCATGTGTGAAGTACGTCCTGCATAAAGGTCGTAAGTACCGTTCAATCCGTTTACCCCGTACAATTTGATGTTTGAACCGGGCAAAGTCAATTCGTAGTTCTCAACTCCGTTCAAGTAAGAAATATTGAAGTAGTTTTCAGCTACCAAACCTTGCTTAATCGCAGTGAATACGTCAACACCGCAGAAAATAGCAACGTCATCATACCCTTTGATGTCAGCAGGAAGGTAGGTTTCAAAGGTGTTCAACAAAGCAATTGCATTTCCGGGAGTAGAACGCAAAGTAGCGAATGAAAGGTCAGTAGCCCAACCGTAAGCAGAAGCGTTTAAATCGGTAACGGAAGCAGTGTTAAAGATAGAAGCAAATCCAGTGATTGAACCGTCAGCACCTGTACCTTGCCAAACCGCAGTTTCCAAAGCCTTCTGAATAGAAGCAACCTTTTGTTCAGCGTAAACTTGCTCAAATGGAATGGTTGTAGGCATTGAACCCGCAGTCAACTGCGTTTGCATCCAGTACGCTTCCAAAGCCTTCGGGCAAATAGCTTCGTGAACCTTGGTGTGAACCGCAGTCAAGTTGCGTTGAGTGAAATCAGTTGTGTTGTTAGCACCATTGAATCCGCAAGTATTTCCGTAAGAAAAAGCGGTGGTAGTGTCTAACAAGTTCAACGAAGAAACGTACTTGATACCAACTTGCTTGTTGATCAAAGAAATAGTACGTGCGTTGAATAACGACTTGGTGATTAGGGGGAGGGTTTGTTGATTAGTATAAGTACTTAACCCAGCTAAATTGTAACTCATTTTTGTTTATTTTAATGCGTTTAAAAGATTTGAAAATTTATCTGCTTGTTTGTTCTTTGGATTAATGTAGGTGAATGCAACAGGCTTTGAAACTTCGGCAGTTGGTCGGCTTGCTACCTCTTCAACAACAGCACTCATGGCTTCGGTAGCTTTACCCATTCCATCCATGCGAGTCATCATGTCAGCAATCATACCTTCCAACTTGGTGATACGCTCGCTCATTGATTCCATTTCCTTAGCATGGTCGGGCATCATTTCAGCTTCGGCCATTTCCTCTTTCTTTTCGCCTGCTTCGATTTCAACTTCGATTTTTGGCTCTTCTTCGATAGGCATGATTTCAACAATCTTACCTGCTTCGGTTTTGATCTTAGCAACACCAACCAATTCGTGCTCTCCGTCTGGGGCAAAAACGGCGTTACCATCTCCGTCGATTACCATTACCTCCGCACCTACAACGATTTCACCGTTGATCGATACTTGACCACCACTTGCAAGGTCGTACATGGCGAACTCTTGGGCGGTTGGGGTAACTTCGGTCGACATGAGATAGCTTTTAATTTTTAGCAATTCAGCTTTAATATCCATGTGATAAAAGTTTTATACTTATGAAATGGGAACGTAAAAAAAAGTGACAAAAAAATTATAGCATCGCAAGAATTTCGTCAATCAAAATGACTTCCAAAGGCAGTTGCTTTGATGCTTGGAATGGGGCGTGAATAAAATCACCTTCAACACTGAACCCTTTGAACGTTCCGTCTTTAACCTGATTCCATACGTCTTCGTTGTTCACTTTGTACGTACCAAACCAAGTGCCTTCGGGGCAATCCTCGAAACCTTTGGGCGAACCGATACCACGGTCAGCATCGGTAATAAACGATTCAATCATAAACACGTCCTTCACTGGTGTTTTGTGTTCGGTGTTGACGTTGGAAATGTATTGGTTTTGCATAAACTTTTCCGCTATCTTCTTGATCGTTTCAGCGGTGTAAGTCACGTAATACTCCCCAAACTTTTCGTCACGTCTGAAAATCATTGAATCGGGTATCATTAACGGCCCTGTAACCAACCGTTTCTCTTCGTTCGATGTGAACTTCATACGGTTGTTGAATGCGTGGAAATTACGCTCGATTGCGGGAGCGTTAACGAGTGCGACAAAGTCAACTCCCGTACCTTCGTCATCGTTTACCACTAGCGAGTAAACGGGTAAATCATTGTAAGTATTCATATTATTTTCCTAATGTTGCGGTTCTTTGTAATCTTTGTGAGCGTTTTTGTTTGTCTGAAATATCGGTTTCAAGTACGTAGGTTCTCATGGAACCTTGTTGTAGGTTACCCTGTGCGTCTAATTGTAATTGGGTGCTTCCGATCGTCGGTGTAGTTGTAGCCATTGCAGAAGGTGCGGTTGAAAGGTTAGGCATTGAACCAACAGGACCGCCACCGCCACCACCTGGCACTTGAACTTTGTTGATTGAGCGAACGGTGTTAAATCCATTGATACCGATTGTTGCAGCACTGGCAATTTTTACAGCCGTTCCAAACGGTTCTGGGTACGGGTTCTTTGCTCTTAATACTTCGGAAATACCAAGGTACGTGTTAATCAAAGCTTGTGCGGTTGCAAGTGCTTTGCCCGCTTTTGTTTCCTTACCTAACGCATCCGATAAACTACCAAACAAATCAGCAACTGCCTTGGTCAAAGCCATCTTTCCTTGAAGTTGTGCGCTGTCTAATTGTTTCGTCGCTTCATTATATTGCTTTTGAGTAATCAATCCAGTTTTATACGCATTGTCTAAAATGGTTTTGATTTGATTATAGCTTTGAGAATAGTCTTGACGTTGGATTTCAAGTTGCGCACGTTGTTGTTCTAATTGCTTATCGCTAATTTCCTTTTTCTTCAATGCGATTTGATCTTCTAAGGCAATGGTTGATTGCCCGTAATCCTTTTGAATTTGAAGTAGGTTTTGTAATTTTTGCAACTCCAATTCCTCGGTGCTTTGCCCGTTAACTTTTGCGACGTTTATTAAATGGTCGTAATAATCATCGCTCGATTTTTTGCTATCCTCAAATTCTTTATTTGTGCGATCTTGAAAATCCTTTGCGTTTTGCTCTTGTTGCTTTTTTATTTCAGCGTCTTTTTTAGCCTTTTCTTCACGTTCTTTTTTGGCATCTGCTTCGGCTTTTTCCTTAGCTTTTTTATTGGCATCTGAAACGGCTTTTTGGTAATTAGCGTCAAGGATTAAACGCTTGTTATTTGCATCCGCAATTTCACTCACCAATTCTTTTAAACGTTTCTTTTCGTCCTCCGTTGCAGTTCCCGCTTTCTCTTTTGTTTTAAGTGCGCTTTGTTCAGCTTGTAAGTTCTTAATGCGTAAATCAGCAAGTTGCTTTTCGAGTAGATAGATTTCCTTTGTGCTTTTCCCTTGCGCTTTTGCTAATTCAATTTGCCTTTCGATTGCCTTTTCGCTTTCCTTCATCGCATCCTTCGTTTTATTGAAGGCATCCACCACTTGTTCGGCATTATCCTTTGTTTTTGCCGTTGCGCTATCATCAATCAATCCAAAGGAAATTACGCTCAAAAAGTCACGCACCTTTGCGATAATTCCATCGAACGGTTTTAAAAGGTTCATGACAACCTTTTTAACATCGTCAAAGTTTGCAATAAGCAAACCCAACCCAACAACTAACGCACCGATCCCCGTGGACGCTAACGCTAATCGAAAGATTTTCATTGCCCCCGAAGACGCCCCAACAACTGCGGTGTATGCAGTTTGAGCAGTGGTTGCAATCGCTAACCTCAACGCACTTTCTTTTTGTAATACGTTGGTGATTGCCGTTACCCCTTGAAGCAAAGCCATTGCACCCTGCGTTTTCTTAATCGCTTCCTCAACTTGTTTATTCTCCGTACCAAACAAAGCGAGCGCACCCTGTGCAGCTGCGAAACCGCCTGCAATAGCCTGCGCACCTTGGGCGAACGCATCCAAGCGGAACGTATCGGATGACAAAGCTTTGATCGCTGCCTTGGTATCACCTACTTGGTCTTTAACCTCCCCCGCTCTTTGTTGCAGTTTCCTAAACGCTTCCGTTCCCGATTGGCCTGCTTCGGCCATCTTGTTTAACTCGTTTTCAATCGAGCGAAGTTCCTGCTTTAAGTTCTTGAATTGCCCCGTGGCTTGGTCGGTTTCACTCTTAACTCGTAATACTATATCCTTTTGTACGTCTGCCATTATTCAGTTATTAATTGGGGTTTAGGTTCGTCTGAAATAAATGCACCCGTGCCTCCCGTTAATTGGAAAACGGTTGGTTCAAATGGTGCTAAGTCCAATACTTTTAAAAGTTCAACGCTTGTACTTTCGTCGCTGTTTGCATCGTAATCGTTTACCGATAAAAGGTAAAACAAAGTGCCGTTAATATAAATCGGTTTGCGGAAATCCAAGTTCAACACATCAACTGCGGAAAGTTGCACAAATAACTTGACTTTCTTAGCGTCTTTGTCGGTGTATAGGTTGACGTAATCCAACCAAAAACGATTGAATAGGTTGTTGTTGGTGTACCGATAAATCGCTCCGCTTGTTTCGTCACTTTGATAGTACAACTCCCTTGGAATACCGAAGCATAAATCGTAGGTTGGGTTGTACGGATTGTCCAAAGTACCCGCATAAGGGTAACTGGTGTATTGGTTACCCTCGAAAACAAATTCCGTATCGCTTGGAAATGGAATGTACTCATGGTAAAGAATACGAAGGTTAGGGGTAACAGGCTTTACGTCGAACGTAACATCACCACCAACTGCACTTCCTTTATTATCCATGTCGTAATACCTTGCGTAAATGCGTGGACTTGGTGAAAAGCCAACCATTACGCTATTGCCAAATCCAACGTCCTCGGATTGCTCACCATTGCTGAACTCATTTGAACTAACATACAACCGTGAACCGTAACTTGATTGATACGCACTTTGGTAACGCTTCTCAAAGTAACCGCCTGCATCCTTGTAATTAAACTTGTAAGTTTTTGGATTCATGTAACCACATGGCACTACTTCGTAACCTTTCTCAACATCCCAACGTGAAGTCCAATCGAGGTAAGTTGAAGTATCGTAAAAGTCGGAAAACGGTTCGATGTATAGTTTCTTCGGGTCGTACTTGTCGGGCATGATAAACAAGTTGAACATACGAACCAAGTACATAAGAAAATCGGATTGCTTAACCTTGGGTACAATGGTTTCATTCATGTTCCAGTCATCCCCAGGTTGCATTTTTGGTGTGCCTTCAATTTGATTAAGCCAATAAGATTCATTATTTATTCGGGTTACATCGGTAACATTTTGGGTAATTGAATAAACTACATCGTATTGATCACCTGCACTTGCAGTATCTTGAAGGAAAAAGCTTTGTGATTTTGTAGTATTTGCAGGCGTGTTAAATCCAAAAAGAAGGTCAAAATTTGAACCAATTAAAACACCATTTTTTCTAATTCTACTTCTAACTAATACTTGACCAAGTGGCAATGTTCCACTTACGCAAGTTGCATTTACATTTACTTGAAAATTGTAAGTTCTATCAGATGGAGCGGTAAATTTGTAAGTAATTGGATTATATGAACCACCATTAAAATAAGGAGCGGGAGTATCTGTACCAAATTGATAAACCGTATTTGCAATAGTTCCCGTATATGTTAAATCAGTATTTTGACCAATATAAAACAAGTTTGTTTGCGCTTGTTCTTGGGTAATGTAAGGCACACCACTAACGCCATACGGTACTATCAACTGCTTAAACCATTGCGAAGTAAGAAAATCACTTTCATAAGTAAATCCCGCACCGCTCACAATTTTATCAAGGTATTTTTTTACCGAAATGGCGGGGTAAAAGTCAGCCGTAGTAAATACGTCCGCATAAGGTGCAGGGGCTTGGGTACGTGTGAAACTCGATTGCCCGTAATCAATAGCAGGGTAATAGTAATCGTTGCCCGTACTGCCTACCGAATTAGTCCACGCATCCACGATATTACTCCCATCCCATTCGTGATTCAACTCGCTAAAATCTAAGTCAGTCAATTCGCTATCGCCTAACTGCTTAAACAAGTTCACATTCTCACCGTACAAACCTACTTCGTAAGTCTTAAATTGACCGTCACTTTTAACCGCTAACAACTGAGCAATACCGTTAAACACCTCAACACTATTCTGCAACACGTAAGCATTTACCCTCACGCTCGGGTCAAATCCAATTACCCACTGATCAAATCGGTAAATTGAACCAAACACGTTATCGTTGTGCGGAGTTCCTGGCACTTCAATGGTTCTGCTAACCGTTCCTTTGCGCTCTACGGGGTTTTCTATGTCGGTAATGGAATAGGTTAGGCGAATATCAATATCATCGCTTAAATCCAATCTTTGGCCGTCTATGTAAAGTTCAGTAATCATAACGGCATTGCTTCGTCAAAGGTGAATTTGTAGGTAATGGTAAGCGTGTGCAACTGATCGAAGTCACGTTTCCAAACGTTGTAGCTTGTATCGGTTACCAAAATGGGAACTAAGTAATCAACAACACCTTCGTCGGTATTAAAAGCCTTGCGTAACCAAAGACGTGGGGAACGAACCATTTGCGCTAACCACTCAAATTCTTCATCGGTCAACCAATCGGAAGAAACGGTGAACTCTTTGTTGTAATCAACTTGTGCGTTGTACTTTGAAAAGTTAGTGTAACCTCCGTAAATACCACTATTACCTTCAAAGCCATCCGTCAAATAAGGACGGCTCGCTTCCGTTCTTTGTATCGTTTGCCTTTCTCGATTCGGCTTGGTGAACACGTAGGAATCCACGCCACCCAACTGGTTCTCAAAATGTACCTCGGTAAATTCAAAACGTGAACACTCCCCATTCAATAATACCGTGTATTCAATCGATGCTTGGTTTGTTCCTTCATCCTGAAAAGCCGTTACCGTGTAATAATTTTTATCACTTGAAACAAGGCTTGGAAAATCTGTTGAACCATCTTGAGAATCAGATGTTATTGAACCTGAAATATTTTGAACATCAAACGGCATGAATGGAACTGCAATAAGGTGGAATTCGTTTTCTTCACTCGATCCATGCGACGCTTGGTTAACCGTTGGAATAAAGTATTCACGAATAATAGTTCCTTCTTCCGTATAGTACCGATAACGGATGTAATCAATGTTTGGGCTTACTTCTTTACTGCAAAGGAAATAAAGGTTTCCACTTTGATTGTAAGTGTTTGAAAAGTTAGCGTAAGCTTTAGTCGATTGTGGTCGGTTGGTTAATGGTAATCGAGTGTTAACCGCATCGCTATCTATCCAGTAATTACCTTTGAAGTAAGGAAATTGCGCAAAGTCAAAAACAGTCCATGCACCGTTGTAAATGATAGCAGGTTCGGCTTCCCGTGGCGCTGGTTCTCCACCCGTGTACTCTTCATCGAATTCAACGTCAAACTCAATATACTGAGTAGGGCATCCAAAACTTTCGGAAGCTACAATCGAACCATCTGCAATTCGTGGGGTAACTTCAAAGTAACCTCGCACGATTTCCTGAAAGTTGAAACGTCCACGGTTGCTATTCGTAACGCTCGGCACTGTCTTTAATTTCGCCACTAAGTTTCCATTTATCGAAACATTAGCTACGTATCGGAAGTTCGGTTCGGTCTTATTATCACTATCAACCACATATACCAACGGATTGCCCGCAGGCGAATACCTTGGTTCAGCTACTTGGGTTATTATTGTTATTGCCATATCATTTGGGTAATTTCATCGTTCTTGGTGCATCTTTCGGTAAAAGAACTGAAACAAATGCTTCTGCTGAAATATCAGCAACCCTTTGCGCCAAATCATTTAATCTGTTTTCAGTAAGTGTTGGTTGAACAAATGGGTAAGGATATGTTCCATTTTTCCAAATTAATTTTCTCACAAATTTTGCAAAAGTATATACATCTTTTTTTCCGTATCTTAAACCCTTTGCCTGAGTCCATTTTACCATATCCTCCAAACGCGGGTACTCTTTAATTGTAAATGGAGAATTAGGCGCTTTTCTACTACTTTCGGTTCCCTTTTGACCAAATTCTAAAAATTTCCAGTAATCCGCCCCTTCTATTTGAACTTCGTACCCTTTGCCAAATCTTTTGATCGGTGCAACAATTAATGACTGTTGAAGGTTTCCCGTCGCTTGACTTCCGTTATCATAAATTTGTTTCCTAAATAATATGATTTGTTCACTGCACCAATCAACAATTTCCTTTTCAACACCTTCAAAAGCTTGGTCAACATTTGTAGTACCAATCCCTTCAATAGCACTATTGAATGCTCCGCTTACATCTTGAAACTTGATAAATGCCATACTTATTAAATGGGAAATCCTAAAAAGTTACCCATTCGCTCGACGCTTTATTTCAAACGCTTCATGCTTGCTTTTCTCAACTTGGTAACTCGCATAATTTAAGAACT